CCTTCAATTCCTGTTGTAGCACCTGTAGCCTTAAGTAGTCTGTCGCCACCGAAGGAACCATAGGTTGCTCGTTCTAAGTCTGCAATTGTCTTATAATATCCACTCATTTTAATCATCTCCTGTTGTAACGAGCCATTAACTCGTGTGCTTCGCTCCACGACATTTCTGCAACGCGGGAAAAGTCTTCGTCAATCTGAGCCTGTTGTGCTTCAACAGACTTTGCGATGGTTGCATCGCCTTGCTCAAGGGACTTGCGGAGAGCGTTAAACTCATCCTTAAGAGCCATAACTGCATCAGCAGCGTCAAACTCTTCCTTAGCAATACGGGCTTTCTCAGCCTCTAACTCAGCCATATAGCGAGCCTCGAATTGAGCCTTGACTAAATCATAGGCTCGCTCCTCTTCACGCTCGGCTCGGAAGGCTTCGTAAGCCTTCTCAATGTTAGAGGGAGAGAGGTCGAGAGTATCTGCACGAACAGACTTCATTTCTCCGTCATAGTTCTGCATTTCTACATCTTTCTTACCATAAGACTCCATCTCATCTTCTTGAGAAGTAGGCATAGCGTCCATCATTTCTACATCTTCCTCGGACTCCATTTGGAAATCACTGTCTTCTGAATCATCCTTCAAAAGAAGTTCCTTACGGAGTTCCGACATTACTTCGTTAAATTCGTTTAGTGCCTTTTCAATTTCACTCATTTTCTTATCCTCCTTTACAATATCAAATTTGGCTTCGGGGTTAATGCCTTCCTCACAAATTGTAATCTCGTGGAGTTCAAGTTTATCAATTTCCTTGTATGTCCCCACGGATTCATCATGTCGGTTAACTTTATTTAACGCCTGTCCACCGATAGAGAAAGAACGTAGGCGTCCCTTTCTTACATCGCGGGCCACTTCTCGCGCCTTCTCTATATCATCTCTTAACTTAATTACTACAAAAAAACCTGTATCATCAACGCCTGTTTTTAGGACTTTTCCTTTGGAATCTGTATATTCGTTGAGGACTTCTCCAACTTGAACGTTGGAGTGCGTAATCATTACGTTTCGATAACGCTCCTCTTTCATAAATTTATCCGCAGCCTCACGGATTGCGGGTAGGGTGATTTTATCATTTTGCTTATCAACCACGTCTACAGAAGCGTAGCCTGCAATTACCAATTCCTTATCTTGCTTTAGGATAACAAACTCACCACCGTCGAGGGGGGAGTTTCCAAACATAGGTGTTTCTAATTGCATTATCGTCGCCTCGTTTATACCGTTTTTACTAATGACTATATAAAGGTTATTAGGAATTTTGCCTCTCGCGGGAGATTCTTAGTAACTCAGTAGGAAGGTCAATATCGAATTTAGCGTATGAGATTGTTCTTAAATTGAATTCACGGGGACTTTTATTTCCTAATTCTAATAAAGATTCATAACCCTGTTCAATTTCTTGAAGCAGTTCATTTCTTTTTTCTTCATATCCTTCTTGACTAAAAAATCCTGTAAGTTGAGTTCCGTCTGTTAAGGTTCTATAATAAACATAATCTCGAACTAATTTTAATCTATTTCCTTCTAAGTCAGTAATATAATTTCCCCCTTTTGGACGTGGAATTAAACCAGAAATAAGTCTTGAAGATAAATTTTTTTGTATCTTATTATATGCGTTTAAATTATATGATGCTCTACTAAAGGGCATCGGGTATCTTACGTTAATATTATAAGAAGCTTTTCCTTCATTGGGGTCACCGCCACGGCGTCCCGTATTATCTCTAATACTATATGTAATAACGCCACTATTTTGTAGATTATCTAAAAATGTATCATAGCCAACATTTAATTCTTTCGCTACATCATCAGAAGTAAAATAATCTTTTTCTAATAATAATTTATAAGCCACCAATTGTATAAGTCCATGAGCATTATTTGCCATTTTTTGTATCTCCATATCATTAGCAAACTTGTCCTCATAAATATTCACCAAGCCCTCATCTGAATCCTTAGGTGCGGGCTTAGTTTCATATCCCGTAAAGGCAATCCACATCTTTTGGTCCTCGAATGCTTCCACATAGCGGAAGTGTAGTTTAGACTTAATATCCTCACCTGTTAAAATATATTCGTGGTAACCATGTCTTTGCGCCCCAATAACTAATGTTCCCTTATCGAGCAGACCATCCTTAGAAGCCTTATCAATTACATGGGCGGGATATTTACCCGACTCTCCTAAGAAGTCGTATAACTCATCTTCTTCACCGACTTCAATTTCCCACACATATTCCTTACCCTCATGGTATACAATAAAATGTAGGGAACCATCTTCGGTGAACCACATTTCAAACTGAGCCTTACGCGAAATGGCCTTCTTCATAGTTTCTCCATCCCAGAAAAATTTACCCCCTTGGTGAAGAATACCATTAGCCTCCCCACCCTTCATCAGCCTTTGCTTCATTTTCTTCATACCTTCTTTGTCCCCAAACAGGCGAGAAACTAAATCGGGGTTCTCTTCCATACAGATTTTATAAATCTGCTCAATAGTCATAGCAGAACGGTTGCGGAGTAGGTCAATTACCATTGTGAAGAACACCCCATTATCCTTACTATACGCGAGTCTAATTTGTTTAATATACATGTCCTTATCCGCCCATGCATTCTTACCCATTAGGTTACCCTCAAAACCGTGGAAAACTAGACCGTCATAAGAGGGTTCCAAATCAGCCTTAGCAATACCGTGAATTTCATCTGTGACGTAGTAGCTTTTCTTTAACGCCTCTACCTTATAGTCACCTAACTTTTTACGACCATCAGAAGCCAAAAGTTCTAAAGTTACTACGCGGTCAGGTTCCTCCACTTCAGGAATTTCGTGAACCTTAGCCCCATTAAGAGTAAATCCGTTTTTTGTATCTCCTACAATTTCGTCAACCTTAACACGAATAATTGAACCCACGTCTAATTTATCCTTATAGTTAGCAGCCCTTCCCACTTTCATGTATTTTTTACCATCATATTCAGCGGTTTTAGGTCCACCCTCAACCGGCCCCATACCCATTAAACAAGAATAAGTGCCGTTTTTATTCTCCCTACATTCTAATACTAAAACGTCTAGGTCTACAAATTTTTTCCACTTAACCCACTTGGGGTTTTTCTTCCTACCCACAATATACGAAGACTTAGCATCTTTAATTACAACACCCTCCGAGGTTGGATTCTCCATGATTTCCTTAGCATAGTTTTCTAAATCTTCCTTAGAATCTGCCTCTCGCGTGTTACTCTTATTTGGGAAAGATACGGAATCTGAACTGTGGGCAGAAAAATTATTCATCAACACCGCGAGTCTTTCCTCTAATTTATCCTTGTAAACTTCTTCTCCATCATAGTGCATGATATCAAAAATGTGTAGGCGAATATCTTCATCGGAATTCATCTTTTTATTAATAAATCCGATTGTATCTGAGCGCACTAAAGGCTCTCCTTCCACATATAGAACCGCCTCCCCATCGAGAATAAAGTCCTTAAAATGCTTATCCTCTAATTGCTTAACACAGATGGAAAACTTATCTGTGATATCTCTACCACGATTTGTGTAGATAGAAACCTTCCCATCTAGTTTGTGAACCTGAACCCTAACCCCGTCGAATTTTTCTTGAATAACGAAATAGCCTGTAAAGCCATTAATTTCATCTAGGTCGTCAATTTCAAAAATACGATACATGGGTTTATTTGGGACAATAAAATTTTTTGGTAACTCAGCTTTCTCTAACACCTGCGGTTGATTAAATGCCCCATACAATTGTCTAGCATTTTCATGTTGAACATCTAAGGTTAAGTCCGAAAATAAAATATCGTCTTCAATATCACCCAATGCATTTCTAATCTGTGGGTCGCGCATCATTTGTCGCAATTCCACTACAAGTTTTTCCCAATCATTTCCATAAGCCTTAGGATTTTCCTTAGCGGAAAGATACCTAGCCGCTACAATGTTTTTTATAGAAACTTGATTCTTGGCGAAATCTTCGCCGGGGATAGCAAAGGGTAGCACAGAATCACCTTAATGTCGGTTGCATAGCATCGGCGGCGGGAATGCTTAGTGAATGTTTAAATCTCTTTAATTTTTCAAGAGCGGTTTCCAACGCGGCTTCAACGTCCTTATCTTGAGAATCTTCAGGAGAGGTGGGAGGCTCGACAGGTGTTTCTTCACCCTCTTCCAAAGCGGGGGCCTTATACATTAGATTCTCAGGCATTAACTTCTGCTTCTTTAATTTAAACTCTTCGGGGGTTCCGGTAGTCATGGGCTTTGCAGCCAATCGCTCAACGTCCACCTTCTGAGGTTTAGGAATCTTCCCATCCATAATTTCAGCAGCCCCAATAAGGGAACCTAATGCATTTGTAATTACTGTTTCTAACTCATTTAGAGTAGAAAGCATCCTTTCTCTTCGCTCGCTCATATCTACTTCTTCACTCATACTTGTCCCTCCAATTGTTCTACTAGTGCGTCTAAGTCAGACCAAGACATTTTTGAAATTGTATTCCCATCAGGAACGTTGGCATTACCGGATGCAACGGGACGTGGTGTGTGGGCTACAAAGCCCGACTTTAGCAACGTCATATCTGATTCCATAACCTGTCTTTCTAAGTCCTTAATTCTATCTACTAACATCTTTAAAATTTGTAATGTATCTTGTTCAGTCATTCTTCTTCCTCCCTATCATATACCATATCGCCAAGTGCGGCGTAAAGGGTTTCATAGTGCTTTCTCAATCGTGCGGCCAATTTTACTAATTTTAGATTATCCTCATCGAGTTCGGCCAACTCTTTTTCATCTTCAGGAGTTACTATACCTTCAAGGATATTTATAATTTTTCCTAACTTGAGGTATTCTTCTCCAAAGTATTCCGTGGGGTCTGCGTCTTGCATGTAGGTTTTAACACGCTTGCGCTGTTTTGGTGGTAGGTCTTCAACGTCCAT